GTCTTCTAAATCAACAACACGATCTTCCATGTCATCTTCGCCTGCATCGTCCATACCTTCGTCGTCGTCGCCTGCTTCTAGATCGCCCATCATGTCGTCTGCTGGATCGCCGCCCATGTCATCATCATCGTCGGCTTCCATTTCAAATTCATCAAAGTTTTCATCAACTTCTTCATCAGACTCATCAACTTCTTCATCTGACTCGTCTACTTCTTCATCAGTAGTTTCATCTAAGTCATCATCTGACTCATCTACTTCTTCGTCAGTAGCTTCATCTACTTCGTCTTCGTCTGCTTCGTCAATGTCAAGGTCATTTTCTAAAAGACCTTCATAAATGTCTCTTGACTTTTCAATCACAAATTCGTGGAAAAGTTCTTCAGCTTTTGCTTTGTCGTCATTTACTAATGACTCTAGCATAGCTTCAATTTTGCTTGTATCTGCCATAACTGTTCTCCTTTATATAAATGTATCGTAAGGCTGTTGTAATGTATTTACTTAATTGTAAAAAAATCAGTGGAAAATAGGTGAAAAATGCTACTTTTTTTAAAAAAGTATCAACAGTGCCATTGTTTTTTAAAATCTGACACAGAAATATGCTCTAAATTAGAAAGATCTCGAAGTTGTTTTGGTACAAAACTATCTCCGTCTTTTACTACTCGTATATATCTCGTATCTTTATGATTTCTAATAGTAGTTAATGTTTGTCGTTCCCAATTTCCAAAATATGTTGCTGGATCTACACTCCTTTTATAGTTTTGTGTGTCTGCAAACAAATTGTTTACTTTATTATATTGTCCGTTACCTGACGGTAATCCTCTAAAATCAAAACCTAAAATGTAAATTGTATCATAACCGTGCATTGCACTAGCCATCCAAAGTGCTGTTGGACCGCTTGACCAACCTTTGCTTGGTTGAAAATATTTAAAATTATGATATGAGTTATATGCTTTGTTTGGATTGGTCCAAACTTCGTGTTTCATTTGATATCTATGAGCATTAATTTCATTTACCATCTTAACATCTACAGCAATCAAGTAGTCAGGAGTAAACGTTCTATATACTGCATTACAAGCATATATCTTGCCATGTTCTTTTAGTTGGGGTAATGAAATTGGTTCTCGGCTAGTTCCGTTGCCTACCACAAAGGCTGTGGCCATATTATTAAGCTCCTAATTCTGCGTTAGCATTGATGCCATACATCTGACGAAGGAATTCTAATTCTTTTCCTTTGTTTTCAGTATGTAGCTCAGAAGCTCTCCTTACTTTGTTGATTTGAGATAGTGTAAGCCTAGTTTTTCTAGTATCTTTCTTCTGTGTAATTGATTGGTCAAAAGAAGGATCGTACCCTTTGTCATCTAAGGTTTCAAGGGTTTCTCGATCAAAATAAAAGAATTCTCTCAGTTTCATGTTAGTATTTATACCGTTTGCTGTGTTGTGTCGCCTGCGGCACCAGCACCGCCTAACTCATCGCCTGTAACAGTATCAGGTGGTGTTCCTTCTCCTGTAACATCACCGCCTTCAGGACCTGCCATTTCATCTTCTAGTCCACCAAGGTCGCCGCCGATGCCGGCTCCACTAATACCGGCTCCTCTCATTTCTGCAGAACCATCCGGAGCAGGTGCTCCCATAAGTTCATCATTTTCTTCACGCCACATTCTTTCGTTCTCTGCAATCTCGCCTTCGCTTAGTCCTAAGAAACGTTTTAATGCAAAGCGATTTGATATAAACGGAATGCCTGCCATGTTTTGGAATGTTGGCACACGCTGATTGTCTAATTCACTTTGTCTATAACTTGCAAAGTTTTGTGGTGGATTAAATGCAAGGTCAAACATTGAAATATCAACGTTAATGCCTTTTTCTAACAAGTAACGTTTAAACTCTTGATTGAATACTTCAGTTACTAGTCCTTGTAGTCTTTCACAATATTTGTTAAATCTATATTCTTGAATATAAGCAGTACCTACCCTACCGTCATTAAAAGAACTTTGTCCTTCATCTTGTGCCGCAGTTGGCAAGTACGAACTTGGAATACGTAAGCCTCTAATTAATTTATTAGTAAAATATTTTAAGTCGTCAATTTCGCCTAGGTTTGTGCCTCCAGGCAGAGTTTCAACCTTAGAACCTCTACCCTCAGCAGTTTGCGGGAAGAAGTAGTCTTCGTTGGTTGACAGAGGATTATAGCTCGAGTCTATGACATTAGTTCCACCTCCTGTCTTCGATGGGATACGTCTTTGATGTATTTCCGTTTTTACACGCTCCACAAACTGCATAGCAAGGTGTGAAGGCATGTTGCCCACATCAACGTAAAAGACTCTCCTTTCCGGAGCTCGTTGTGTTCTATAAATGATAATAGCATCTTCAAGAAGTTCTTTTTGTTTGTATACTTTAAAGATACTTTCTAATAACGAATTACCAAAAGGTGCATTATTGTCTAACCCTTCTGACAAACTTAAATGTACAATGTGTTCTGCTGGAATAGCAACTTCTTCTTCAGTTTGTTGAAAGCGTGAGCCTGCTTGTTTTTGAGCATTGCCTACCATACCTCTAACGCCGCCAGTTAAATAACCACTGCCGCCGCCAGTTACATTTCCATTTGTATCTAAAGGTGATGTTGCAACTTTGTCTTTAAAGTTTAAATTTACATCTTTAATAACATACTGCTCAGGCTTTTTGCCTTCGCTTTCATTAACAATAATACTTACAACTTTTGCAGGGTCTACATGATACCAAGTTTTAGTTTCTGGATCTCTAATAAAGAATTGATCACCATATTTAAAAACGTTTCTAATGATTCGAAACATTCTAGTTTCAAATCCTTGCATCTTAGTCCACTGTGAAAGTAATTGTTCTAATACTTTTACTTCTGTGTTAGTTGCGTCTTTTTTAAAATCAAATCTAAAGTTTGTTTTGTTGTGTGTGTTTTCTTGCGTACAAAATTCTGCAAGAATATCTAGTGCCGCGTTTACTTCACTATCGTTGTCCATGGTGTTGTATTGTCCATAACGTTCAACACGGTTAGGAGCACCGACATATACATCAGGAAGATAACTTGAATAGTTTGTTCTTGCAGGGCCTGGTTGATTTGCATACTTGTTGCTGAAAGGACTCATTGATCCTGTTCCGCCATTTTCAACTGGCACTACTGTAAAATTTTTCTTCCAACTCATTCAAATTATCCTAAATTATAATTTAGTGCAAGGTTTCTACGAACACGATCAAATGTTCTATCACTTCTATCGTTAACATCGAGAATCGCAAGCATTGTAGTATTTAAGTCTTTTAACAGCGTTTCAATGTTTTTCTGAGTGTCACTGCTAGCCGCTAGTTGTTGTGCCGCAGTAGCAATTTGGCTATTTGTTTGTTGTATTTCTGCTTGATTTTGTGTTACAGTTCCTAGATCAGGAGCGGTAGTATCAACGGTAGGTCCTGCACTTGCAACCGATGTTGAACTTGAGCTACTAGCAAATAGATCAGATAGAGGTTTTCCTTCTCCGCCTAACCAAGTTGGCAAATAGTCAGTAAAGCTAGGCAGTGAAATATCAAAACTAAATGCGTCTACAATGCTACTCCACATTTTGCCCATAGACTCCATAATATCCCAGTTTGCAACAGCATTATATGCATCATCAAATAATGACCCTACTAATGTTCCTACGGCGGCCGCTGCCGCACCGATTGCTAATAACGGAGCAGTAACGGGAGCAAATGCTATAGCTGCCGCAGTTCCAATAGCCGCTAATCCTCCTGCTACCACTTGACCTGCACTAGGTAACATTGATTCTTTAATACTTTCCCAAAGAGTTCCTAATGCATCGCTTACATATTCTCCAACTTTTTCTGCCGGAGGAAGTGCATTTGTTTTAAGCCAATCCATGGTTCCTTCAAACCATTCTGTCATTTTATTTTGTGCCGCATCGCCAAGTGTTTGATCTTCTCCTACGTCAAACATATTTTTTAGTAAACCGTTTACACTGTTTTTAATGTATTCAACTGGTCCGCCTACACCTGTTTCTGCATCGCCAAATGTAAAACTATCTAATAATCCGTCGAACCAATTAATTGTACCTTCAATAGCAGGTTTAAGACTGTTAAACATATCTTTAGCAGTACTGCCACTTATGTCTAAGTCATTAAACATTTCTGTTAAAGATTCAAACAATCCGCTGTTAACAAATGTGTCTAATATTTGACTCTTAAATGATTGCATAGATTGCTCAAGATTAGTCATAAATGCTGTAAATTTATCACCGGCGTTTTGTTCATCACTAATTACCCTAGCAGAACTTTCAGCCATTCTAGTTAATTCTTGAGCACCGGACAACATTGCATAAAGTGCAGGATTGTTAGTTTGCATAGCCTGTAACTGTGCATCAGTATATTGACTTCTAAATTGATCAATTACAGGACCTAGTTCCGATAATGCACTTCTAATTACTTCTGGATCAGCTCCTTCAGCAATTAATCTTGCTACATCAGCGGCACGACCTTGGGTAGCAACCATAAGTTGTCTACCTACGTCAGTTTGTGCAACACCATCTGCTAAATCATCAAATGCTTGTGCCATGCCAGGTGCCGATCTGTTGATCATGGTCATGTTTGTAATAAAGTTTTCGCGAGCTTGGCCTTCTAATTTGCTAGCCATATTACGAATCTTAGCATCACTTAGTACTTCAAGTCTACTTCTTGCGGCTTCTCGACGACTCATGCCTGTTAGTTTTGCTAGTCTATCTAATTCTATTGCGTATTCTTGGGCACCTTGTACAATTTCTGCATCACTCATTCTACGTATTCTACCGCTACGTGCATTTTCTTCGTAGAAACTTGTTAATCCGTCATTGAGTTCTTCAATACTGAAACCCATATTAAATAGTTGTTCTGCAATTCCACTTGTTCTCATGCCTTTGCTTAAATCAGCAAATCTACGAGCACCTTCAGTAACACTTCCGCCCATAATAGCAAGCGATTCTGTATTTTGAGAGACGAATGTTGCAAAGTCTGTAAGACTCATTTCAGCTCTTATTGCAGATTGCATAAAGCCAAACATGTTGTTGCCAAAACTTGCACCTATTTCGGATAATTGCCTATAGGTATTCAGTGTTGTATCAAGAATTCCAGCAAGCCCTTGCAGATGTTTACCTACAATAGGTATCATGCTCACAAGAGTCTGTAAGTTATTTTCTCCAAATATTAATTGTTTTGCAAAGTTTGTTACAGCACCTAGTGCAAATCCAGCTAATGCACCGCCAAATTTAAACACACCTTTAATTGCACCGCCAATTGCTCCAAAAAGTCCACGGCCAGCACCCGATGATGCACTGCCAATAGCACCAGCAAGACCGCCAACTGCATTACCTGCAACTTTAGAATTTCTTCCTAGCATGCCTAATAAACCTGCAATACCGGCTATACCTGCTAGTCCGCCTCCCATACCACCGCCGGTGCCTCCACCGCCTGTGCCTCCACCGCCAGTGCCTCCGCCGGCACCGCCAATAGCGTTGACAAGTTCGCGAAGAGTGCTTTCAGACGCCGCATTTTCTGCGGTTACTAAACCTACGCCAGGAATGTCTATTTGAACCTTTGCCATTTATTAAATACTCACATAATAGTTGTCTATAAATACAACGCTAATACTATTTAGCAGGAGGAATTAACATGTCAGATAATACAGATCAAATTGCAAACTTACAACCACCAGGTGGAAACCCTTTACAGAAACATTTTAGGCAACCTAAAATTTATCTAAGACTACCTAGTGGAGGAAAATACTGGGCTAAAGGTTCTCTTGATTTACCTGAAAACGGTGAAGTACCTGTTTTTGCTATGACAGCAAAAGACGAAATTGTTATGAAAACTCCAGATGCACTAATGAATGGTCAAAGCACTGTTGATGTTATTCAAAGTTGTATTCCTGCTATTAAAGATGGCTGGCAATGTCCATCAATTGATCTAGACGCTATTCTTGTTGCTATTAGAATTGCAACATTTGGTGAAAAAATTACCGTAAAAGGTAAAGTTCCTAACACAGACATGGAAAAAGAGTTTGATCTTAATCTAAGAACATTGCTTGATCAGTATCTTGCAATGGAATACCAAGATGTAATTCAAGCAGAAGAATTTTTAGTTCAAGTACAACCAATGAACTATAAACAGTTTACACAGATTGCTACAAAAACATTTGAAGAACAGCGTGTTTTAAGTATTGTAAACGATAATACAATTTCAGAGGCAGAAAAACTAGACAGATTTTCTAAAACTTTTAAAAATATTACTGCATTAAATGTTACAATGATTTCTGATAGCATTACTGCTATTCAATATAAAGACGAAGATCCTGTAACTAACAAACAGCACATTAGAGAATTTATTGAAAATGCAGACTCTTCTGTTTTTAATATTATTAAATCACATGTTGAACAACTTAGAGATAGATTTACTAGCCAACCAATTGATGTTGAAGCAACACCAGAGGAAATTGAAGCAGGTGCTCCGGCCAAATACCAAGTGCCTATGCAGTTTGATCACTCAAATTTTTTCGTCTCAGGATCCTAACTCTATCCATCTCGGAAATTTTAGAAGAAGTTAGGATCCTAGACGAACAAGTAAAACAAACTAAACATGAACTGTTAAAAATTACTTGGCTAATGCGTGGAGGTATTACTCTTACTGAAGCGTATGACCTT